ATCATGGGCAGCAATTTCAAGATGGCGGGACATGAGTCTGTTGAGAACATGGTTGACGAAGCTTGCAAATCCGAAACAGGTCAACTCCGCCAGATGGGCATGTTTATCAAAAATGCTGGTCTAATTCGGCCCTTGCGCTTCAAGGACTGGGCTGCGTTTGCCAAAGGGTACAACGGCCCCGGGTACGCAAAGAATTCCTACGACACCAAGCTTGCGGATGCTTACACTAGGCTATCCGCTGGCGGGTGATGGTGCTAAAGTGAGGGGGAAACGGAGTCACCGATGACGACCGGACTTACCTACTCGCAGTACGTCACGCAGATCGCGACCTTGGCTGTTGTCGAGGAAGCAAATGCTGAGTTCGTGACAATCCTTCCGCAAATGATCACATATGCGGAAAATCGCATTTATCGCGATCTTGATTTCCTGTTTACATCTATTTCAAACACAAGTTATGGCACGACTGTTGGAAGCAGGCAGATCGCAGTTCCTTCTGGTACGTTTGTCGTACCTGAGCAGATCAACGTGATCACTCCTGCCGGGACCAGCAATCCAGACCTTGGAACCCGTGTTCCCCTTCTGCCTTGCACCAAAGAGTTTCTCGATGCCGTGTATGGAGTGTCTACGAGCAGGGGGGTTCCAAAGTACTTCTGTCCGTTCGATGACTATACATTCCTGCTTGGGCCGTATCCTGACGCAGTCTACACGGTTGAAATTGTCGGCACCTATCGACCGTCGAGCTTGTCGTCCGGCAATCCGACAACCTTTATCAGCCTCTACCTGCCAGATATTATGATCATGGCAAGCATGATCTACATCTCTGGCTACCAGAGAAACTTTGGCCGCGCCAACGATGATCCTCAAATGGCTATCACCTATGAGAGCCAATATCAGGCTCTTCTGAAGGGTGCGATGGCGGAAGAGAACCGCAAGAAGTTTGAGGCGGCGGCGTGGTCGTCTCAGTCTCAGTCCGCGACGGCAACTCCCACAAGGTGATGAGAGATGCCACACGCATCCTTCAAGCTCCTGCCGGGCGTCGATCAGAACAAGACTCCCGCCCTCAACGAGGCTGCTATCAGCAATAGCCAGTTGATCAGGTTCATTCCTGATCGAACGCTTGGCGGCCTTGTGCAGAAGCTCGGTGGATGGACAAAGTTTTTCCCAGACACGATTGGAAGCATCGTGCGCTGCCTATGGGCTTGGGAGGACATCAACAGCAATTCGTACCTTGCCGTTGGCGCGGAGGGGATCGCGGCCGGTGGTGGACAGGCGCTTGAGGTCATCAATAGCGGCGTTGAAACAGACATCACTCCTCAAAAAGTAGTTTCAGATGCTACTGTTGACTTCTCAACTTCATCTGGAAGCAGCACGGTAACTATTATCGACGCAAATTTTACAGTTGACAGATATGATGTTGTTGACATTCAGACTCAGGTTAGCGTCGGAGGGCTTGTGCTTTTCGGGCAGTATCAAGTGACTCCAATTGGATCTACGAGTTATTCAATTGAAGCTAGAGATAAGCTTGGAGATCTTGCTCTGGCTACATCTACTGTTGCAAACGGAGGAGCAGTTTCTCAGTATGACACCACCAGCGGATCAAATACTATAGATGTGACTCTTGCAAATCATGGTTATGTTATTGGAGATACGTTTACAGCCCTAGTTGCAACCTCTGTCGGTGGCATAACAATCTACGGAAATTACATTGTCATCGACGTTACCTCCTCAAGTATCTTCTCGATAGCTGTAAGTTCTCAGGCAAGCTCCACCGCGACTGCTGATCAAAACGCTGGAGATGCACATTTTGTGTATCTGAACGGAGTCGGTCCCCTTGCGTCTGGAACTGGGTATGGCGTTGGTGGGTACGGTGTTGGAGGTTACGGAAGCGGTGCTGCTCCTGACCCTGACCTTGGCACTCCGATCAATGCGGTTGATTGGACATTGGATAATTGGGGCGAGATACTTATCGCGTGTCCCTATGGTGGTCCTATCTACTACTGGTCGCCTGCTGGCGGGGCTGAAATTGCATTGGCGATTGCAAACGCTCCTTCTGTCAATGAAGGAATGTTTGTGGCAATGCCGCAGCGACAGATTATTGCGTGGGGATCTACGTTTACTGGGATCATCGATCCGCTGCTCATTCGCTGGTGCGATGTAAACAACTACGATAGTTGGATTCCCCTGATTACCAATCAGGCTGGTTCATATCGCATTCCCAAGGGATCTCGCATCGTTCAATGCATCCAAGGTCCGCAGCAGGGACTGATCTGGACGGATCTTGGCGTCTGGGCGATGCAGTATGCTGGCCCTCCGTATGTCTATCAGTTCAATGAGATTGGCAACGGATGCGGATTGATCGGTCGTAAGGCTGCCGGCTCCATGAACGGTGTCATTTATTGGATGGGCCAGAGCCAGTTCTTTCGTCTTTCTGGCGGGGGCGTCGAGCCAATCCGTTGCCCTGTCTGGGATGTAATTTTTCAGGATCTTGATACAGCAAATCTCGACAAGATCCGCATCGCCCCTAACAGCCGTTTTGGTGAGATCACTTGGTATTACCCGACAAATAGCAACGGCGGCGAGGTAAGCCACTACGTCAAGTACAACGTTATCCTGAACGAGTGGGATTACGGTGAGCTTGGACGCACCGCATGGATCAACGAGTCGGTGCTTGGCCCTCCGATTGGAGCCGCTCCCAATCAGTACATCTATCAGCATGAGACATCGACTGATGATGATGGCTCTCCGATGGTCTCGTCCTTCCAGACTGGCTATTTCGTCATGACGGAAGCCGACGTGAAGATGTTTATTGATCAGATCTGGCCCGACATGAAGTGGGGATATTATGGTGGAGTTCAGGACGCAAATATCAAATTGACATTCTACGTTACTGATTATCCCGGCGAGACTCCTCTTGCTTACGGTCCATATACGCTTACTCAGTCTGTGAAGTTCATCACTCCTCGCTTTCGGGGAAGACTGGTTTCCATCAAGATTGAAAGTGAAGACATCGGAACATTCTGGCGTCTTGGTAATATCAGGTATCGATTCCAGCAGGATGGTAAGTTCTGATGGCTAGCCTTGCAGACATCCTGACTACCCAGAAGAACGCTGTTGTCGCTCTCAGCAACACGGCTCAGACGATCCTGCGAGCGCAGGGAAACGCGACATCTGCTACGGTCACCGGCAACACGCTTGTCATCGCTGGCCGAGGGTATCTGGTCAATGTCTGCGTCGTGGTTGCGGGTAGCGCCGCTGGATCGATCTACAATGCGTCCAGCACGACCACGACGGCTGCTGGCAACAAGCTATTCTCTACTCCGACGACCGCTGGGATTTATCCCCTTGGTCAGGTCTTCAACACGGGTCTGGTGATCTCTCCCGGCACGGGACAATCGATCAACGTGACCTACTTTGCGGGAACATGATCATGCCCCTCGCCAAGGGAAAGTCGCAGAAGACCATCAGCCGCAACATCAGCGAGCTTGTCTCGTCCGGGCGTCCCCAGAAGCAGGCAATCGCCATCGCTCTCAGCACGGCCCGCAAGGCTCGCGCGGAGGGCGGTCCGCTCATGGCTCCTGCCCAACCCGCGACCGAAAGGGTCCACACGGGGCCGATCCACAGCGCGGTGGCTGGCAGGACGGACCACCTCCCCATGCATGTGCCGTCCGGGGCCTATGTGATCCCTGCCGACATCATCTCAGCTATGGGCGAGGGGAACACGATGGCGGGCTTCAAGGTCGCCAATAGCATCTTCTCGACCCGCAAGTTTGGGACTCCGGGAGCGGATGCGGGGATCTCCTCGACGGTTCCTATTGTTGCCGCTGGCGGGGAGTACGTCATCCATCCTGACGACGTGGTCAGGATCGGAAATGGCGACATGGATGCTGGGCATAAAGTTTTGGATAGTTTTGTCAAGAGAATGCGGGCAAAGACTGTCGCTACTCTGAAGTCCCTGCCGGGACCGAAGAAGGACTAAAAAGGGGGAAGGATATGGCTGACGAAATCAAGGTGAGGGTTGGTACGCCTAATGACGTTCACGACATCATGGATCTTGCATTGGCTGCGTGCGACGAAAACGGCTTTGTGGAGCCGAATCCGCACAAGCTTCTCGCGGAAATCTGGCCTGCCTTGAACAAGGACAGGGGTGTTGTCGGCGTCATTGGCGCTAACGGAAAGCCTGAAGGAGCAGTTTTGCTTCGTGTAGGGAATATGTGGTATAGTGATAGGGAAGTTCTGGAGGAGAAGGCAATCTTCATTCACCCAGACTACGGAAAGGCCAAGGGAGGGCGCGCTCGGCGGCTTTGCGAGTTCAGCAAATCCGTGTCTGATGCGCTGGGCATTCCGCTGATCATTGGTGTATTGTCTAACGACCGTACCGAGGCAAAGGTTCGCCTGTACGAGCGTCAGTTTGGAAAGCCTAGTGGAGCGTTCTTCCTCTACGGGGCTACAACCGGGGCGGTAAAGGAACACTAATATGGGCGGCAAGACCTCTCAATCTACCCAGAGCGTTTCGATCCCGCCGGAGGTATTGGCGAGGTACAATGCTGTAAACACTCGGGCAGAGCAGGTCGCGCAGCGCCCATTCCAGCAGTACACCGAACAGTTTGTTGCGCCCCTGACTGGCACTCAGCAGGCTGGTATTCAGGGTACTACGTCGGGGGCCAATCTGGCGCAGCCCTTCTTTGGGGCTGGAACTGGCCTGACTATGGCCGGAGCGCAGGATGTCGGTCCCCTGACACAGGGGCAGATTGCCTACTACGGGGTGCCTTTGGTGGTGATCGTGCAGGCCTTGTGGCGGCAAATCTTGCGCGCCAGCAGCAGCTAGGAACAGCGCAGGCCATGGCCCCCATCTACGCTCAGGGCTACGGGCAGGCTGTTCAGACGGCTGCCGGGCAGCAGGGTGTCGTGGCGGCGGATCTGGCTCGCCGGATGCAGGCAGGTCAGCAGATCGCTGGTCTTGGCGCGGGAGCGCAGCAGGCGGCTCTACAGGGCGCGCAGGCCCAGCTTGCCGCCGGTACAGCCGAGCAGCAGACCCAGCAGGCGGATCTTACCGCTCGCTACAATCAGTTCCTTCAGGAGCAGGGCTACCCGTTCCAAGTCGCTCAGTTCCTCGCCAACATCGCGATGGGTACTGGTGCGCTATCCGGCTCCACGACGACGACAACGCAGCCGTCAAGCTTCTTCTCAGATCGTCGCCTCAAGGCGAACGTGGAGGAGATCGGCAAGCTCAAGGACGGACAGAAGCTCTACCGCTACACGATGGCGGATGGCAGGACGCATATCGGCCTCATGGCGGATGAGGTTGAGAAGCATCATCCCGACGCTGTGGGCGTTGCTGGCGGGTACAAGACGGTGGACTACCGTGCTGCCACGGACGATGCGGCTCGGCACAAG